AGCTCTTAAGTGAACTGCATTAACATAAGATTTTTCTGTTCCTGCTGGAAAAAATAAATTAACACTTTGACCTTGACAAACAAATTCTTGTCTATCACCAGCGTGGTCAACTATCCAGCGTTGATCAAGCTCAAATGCTGTTTTAAAAACTTGTTTGTGCCAATCTGACATATAATCAAGATGCTGAACAGATCCTTCTGCTAAAATAATTGATTTCCACTGAGCAGAAATCCAGTCATTCTTTTTAACATCGGGTATATCTTTACTGTATTCTAATAAAACTTTTTCTAAATGAGGATTCTTAACCAAGTAAGAACCAACTCTTGTTCTATGTGTGTATGCATTTGACTTCCAAGGTTCAATAGAGGGTGAAGTACCTGCGATAATTGAAGAATTTGCATTAGGTGCGATTGCCAAAAGATGAGAATTTCTAACACCATACCCTTGAGCATCTGGACACTCTCCTTTTAATTTGGCCAACTCAATTGTTTTCTGTTTTGCCTTTTCTTTTATTAGTGAAAATATATTCATGTTTGCTGCTTTTGCAATTCCAGATTCAAACGGGATATTTTTTGATTGTAAATAAGAGTGGAAACCCATAGCACCTAAACCAAGACTTCTTTCTAGCTGAGCAGATTTAATTGCTCTAGATAAATGTACTGGAGCATTATCTATAAAAAATTGCAAAACATTGTCAAGGTATTCTATTAAGTCTTCTACAATTGTTGTATTTTCCCACTCATCAAACTTTTCAATATTTAGAGAGCTTAAGCAGCAAACAGCACTTCTATCTGGTGCAGTTGCCAAATGAATTTCATTACAAAGATTCGAACCGTATATTTTAAGACCTAAATCTTTTTGAAATTTTGGCAAGTGTTTATTAGCTTCATCAATAAAGTTAATGTAAGGTTCACCTGTTCTAAATCTTATTTTTAATATTCTTTGCCATAATTCTCTAGCATCAACTGTATCTCTTATAGATCCGTCATTAGGATCAGTTAAATGCCATTCCTCCCCTTTAGATACTGCTTCCATAAATTTGTCTGTAACGTTTACGGCATTATTTATGTTAAAGCACTTACGGTTAACATCACCACCAGTTGGTAGTCTTATAGATAAAAATTCTATAATATCAGGATGTGAAACATCCATATAGGCAGCATAAGAACCTTTTCTAGTTTTGCCTTGACGATATGCTGTCATGTCACTATCAACTGTCTTAAGAAAAGGAACTGGGCCAGGTGATATATTACTATTTGATCTAACATTGCTCCAATGACCACCAACTCCACCACCTTTAACACTCATCCACCTTAATTCATCTGAATGTGATATTAATCCTTCTAATGAATCATCAACATATGTTAAAAAGCAAGATATAGGTAAACCAAGCTCAGTTTCTCCTGGAGAAGGAGCGTTCGATAAGATTGGTGAACTAAACATAAACCAACCTTTAGCGGCATAATCATATATTCTTTGTGCTAATTCTATGTCTGTTCTATTTTCTTCTTTATTATAAGAAAATGCTACGGCAGCTCTAGCAAAGCTTTCTTGAGGTGACTCTTCATGATCTTGCATGTAGTAGTCTTTAAGTAGTTTCTTTGAAAAATCTGTTAAGTTATTATCGTACCCTAAATCTATAGTAATGCCACAGCATTCTTTTTTCATGTTTTCTTCCTTAATTTAGTCTGAACTTCCGACTTTTCCTTCTTTTCTTTTGGAAAGACGGGATAGAGTTAAGTATTCTTCTTCACTCATTTCAGAATACTCGTTATCACACTTAACAACAACAATTTGAACAGGTAACTTCTGCCCACTCTCTATAGTATACTCTTCATTACCAATGTTTACAAGATTAACAAATATTTCTCCTGTATACCCTTCATCTACAACGCCTGCCCTATACTTTAAAGGGGTTTTTGTAATAGAACCTCTTTCTTTAACTAAAGTTACATATCCTCTTGGAGTAAAAACATGAAGTCCAGTACTAATCATTCCGCCTTTTTTATTCGAAGAAGAAGGCATTATTGTAACATCACTTCCTGCGTTATATAAATCAAGGCCGGCAGACTCACCGCCATAAGCAGGTACGTATTCTTCAACATCGTTATCATCTAAAACATCTTTAAGATTATCATTGCAATAAATTTTAATCATCTTTTTGATTTACCTCTTTCCACTTTTCTCTTAGTTTTTCTTTCATTGAATGGTTATCTTGAGATACTGCTTCATTTAATGTTAATTCAGTATCATCTAAGATTTGAAATTTTGATCTTGCAGTATCTATACTAATTGGAAATAATAATCCATCTCTACCGGCACGATTCTTAGCTACAAAGATTCTACCTCCACCAGTTGATTTTTCCATTGGTTTTCTACTAATTGATAATACAACATCAGCAACTTGTGCTTTGCCGTATGATTCACCTAGATTTTCTAAACCAACAACATCTGATTTTGATGAATCCTTATTTGCTTGTGAAGCAGTCCAAATAGGAATTTGTAAATCAACAGCAAGATTTCTTAATTCTGTATATATTAGTTTTAATTCATGCCTTAGTGAATCATATGCTTTTGAAGATTTCATAACATCAGCATAATCAACTGTCACTAAACTTGGTTTAAAACCTTTTAACATGAGTTTTTCTATATGATTACGTAAAGTTAAAACTGAAGCTGAACCTGTTGGATATTCTTTGATAATAAGTTTACCTAAGTCCATTTCATTGTATTTTTCAATAACTTCTTTTTTTCTTTCAATTATTTCATTAGAAGGAATATGACATAAATGCGAATCATATCTTTTACCTGTTTCATGTTCTGATAATTCAAAGGTGTAATGTATAACATTTTTGCCAGCTCGCATTGCTGCACAACCCATTGCAACCAAGAAATGCGATTTACCAACACCTGTATTTGCCGCAACAACTCCTAACTCACCTCTGCCTAATCCACCACGTAGAATATCTTGAGAATCAATTCTATCTAAACCTGTTGGACATACCTGTCTATTTATTTGTACAAAGCGTGCTTCAATATCATCAAAGAAGTTATGTCCTGTTGAATTTGGCATACCTACAGAAACTGCTTCTTTCATAATGTTAAGAACAGATTCGTATCTTTCAGTTTGAATTAGTTCAACACTTTGTTCTAAAGCATCTCTAAATGCTTGTCTTTTACAAAATTCTAACGACTTATCTTTAACATATTGTAAGTCACCAACATCAGGATTAGTTTTCATTCTATGAAGATATTCTATAATTTGATCTCTTAACACAGCATCTTTAGACTTACTTAAATCTTCTTTAATAATTGTTATTAGTATAGTAAGTGTTGGAAATGTTTTATATTTTCCGTAATATGTAAAATATTTTCCACATAAAAAAGAAAGGTATTTAAGATCAAAGTAGTCGGGATTCATTACTTCGATCATTTGTGCAGACCAGTGTATATCTGTTAACATGCTTTGGAAAACTTTTTCTTGAAAAGCTTTACCAAATTTAGAGAAATTTCTATCTTGACTCATTAAATAATATTCCTTAAAGATGATTTAATTGAAATAAAAAACGAATGTATATCGAAGGTATTAAGACCTTCCCTACTAATAATTTTATAAAGGTCCATTTTGTTTATTGTTGACTCTTTGTTTTCCAGCTGATAGTTTATTTTTTTAATCTGGTCAGCACTTAACATTAATGAGTCTAAATACATTAACTTCCAGTTTTTTCTTATATTTGCTTCATTTAGTATTATATTATTATAAAGCTTTATTTTACAACCTGAATTAACTTTTTTTTGCGACTCATTAATAATATCACTTACTGTTATGTCTTCATTCTGGGATAAAACAGGAAATCGTTTTGCCATAGTTTTAAAGCCAGCTCCTTTTACGCCTTTAATACCATCACTTGAATCTCCTGCAAAGCATCTTGCTAAACAAAAATTACGAGATGTAATAGACCATTTGTCTAATACGTATTGATAATCAATTAATTGTTTCTTGTTTGGAGACCAAATTTTTGTGTTTTCATCCAAAAGCTGATAATAATCCTTGTCAGAAGTAACAATTATTTTGTTTATATTTTGTTTTTTTGTTTTAACAAGATACGCAATCACATCATCAGCTTCACAATCATTAACATAAATCTGTACAACGGGCGTTTTATATAAAATCTCTATTAAAGTTTTTAATTGATAGTTTCTGTTTTCTTCTGTATCTGGTATTTCTTTGTAATACTGACTTCGATTAAGTCTTACAGGTCTGCGTCCGTTTTTATAGTTCGCATCGATGGCTCTTCTTCTTAAAGAACCTCCACCCTCCCAAGCAACAACAATTTTTTGAGGTCTAAACTTACGAGCCAAATGGTCAATATTTCCTAAAAAACCAATTATACCACCACAAAGCTGACCATTTAGACTCTTTGAAGGATTAGCAGCAAAATGCCGCATAAAAACATTCAAGCCATCAATATAAATAATCGGTTTTTCATTCATCTACTTTAACATTTCAAATGCATCTTCGTGTGTATCCATAACTTGTCTTGCAACTTCTTGAATCTCAGAATAGCTTTCTGGATCAATATCAGGATCATCAACTTCATTTTTACGAATCATTGCTTTTTCTAACAACATATCAATATACTGGCCAAACTCCGGGTGGTTTACAATTTGGTCAAAGTCTGCTTTATAAAACTTTTTATCTACAATAACTTCACCTGTATTTAATGTTGCAACTGTTAGATTTTTCCAAGCACCAGTACCAGAAACTTCAATATGATAATTATCAATTTCTTCTGGCCCGTGTTTTCTTAGCAAGTCAAACATTTGTTCATGCTCTTTAATACCTTTGCCAAAGTGTATTTCAAAGTTGCAAGTCCTAAACGGTGCTGATACTTTGTTTTTAATTGTTTTTGCAGATACATTAATTCCAATAGGCTCTTTATCTTTATTAAGAATTTGAGAGCCAGCACCTAACTTAATTCGAACTGAACTGTGGAAAGGTATTGCCATGCCGCCTGGTGTTGTTGTTGGATCACCATACATTACACCAACTTTTGTTCTTATTTGATTTAAACAAACCATAAGAACTTTTTCGTTAGCAATGACACCCGTAATTTTACGCATACCTTTTGAAATTGCTCTAGCTTGAAGTCCAATACTTTCTTTGTCATAATCACCAGTTAACTCAGCTTTAGGTGAAGTTGCTGCAACAGAATCCCATATGATAGTAACTGGTACATCTTTATCCATTGCCTTAGCTTTAATTATAGTACTTTCAGCAATGGATAATACTTCTTCTGTGCAATGTGTATCTACATAAACAAATCTTTTAGTTATATCAACACCTAACATTCTTAGGTTTTCTACAGACGTTGCATTTTCAGTATCTATGTAAACTACGATACCACCCATTTGCTGTGTTGATTTTGCAATTTGCGTTGCAATATGTGATTTACCAATTGATGGTGGTCCAAATATTTCAACAATACGTCCTTCTGGAAGACCACCATCTTTCTGGTTTGAGATAATATAATCTAGTTGTTTAGAACCTGTACTTATCCATCTACTTACATGAGTAGGTGATTCATCTGTACTAAGATTATATGCGACTCTTGTTCCTCTTTCTTTATTAAGAGACTTTATGAGATCAGCTGTAAAGTCGTTTAACTGATCTTCTTCTTTTTTAGATTTTTTAGCTTTTGCCATCATCGTTCCTTTTATAATAGAGTTATAATAAGATTGTAACAATAACTTACAATTTATACAAAAAAACCGACAAAAGTCGGCACAATAATTAACTTAAGAATTTTGGATTATTACATTATTACATTGCTTCTAGATCAGCAAATGCATCATCTAAATCCTTATACTTACCAGAAATAGCATCAGGAGAATCATCATTAGAACTCTTTTGACTTGAACCTCCTCTAAACGTAGGCTTTCTTTCTTCTTCATCATCATCATTAAGCCAAGTATTAACAATATTTTCTAAATCTTCATACGACTTAAGTTCAAATAAATCATTGACATCAGGAATGTTATCAAGCCATTTCTTACTT